TTAAGCGTCTATTTTCGTCTTCCTCATGTTGCCGCATGTTTTTCCAAGTTTCCTCATCCTCAAGCATCTGCTCGGAGATACGGTCGAGGTGGTAATAACACATCTGGATAAGGGTCATGTCTTGCGTGTTTATAGAAAACCCTTCTCGGCACAACCTGGCTATCTCGAATGCGAAATTCTCCAAGTCCTCGATCATGCTTAGTTGTTGTTTCTCGTTCATGTCTACTCCTGTTTGCTGATTGAATGCTTAAGATAATCCATCTAATTTGTACTGTCAACTTGTTTTAATAAATAATCTTTGATAAGGTGGTGCAAGCAAGAATTGTTCCGGACACACCTATGGGGGGGTCTGTCCGTGACATCAACCATAGAATCATGTATCCAAGGAGTTGAAATGATGGAGTTAGATTTAACAAATTTTTTAAGTCATACCGGAAAGAATGTCCATAGTTTTTCGGTAGAGCTGGGATTGTCACCGCCAAAGGTTCACTACTGGAAGCATAACTGCAAGTGTATGGTGACGTTTGACCAAGACAACAAGGTGCACAAGATCCGGTTAGTGAAAGAGAAGGTGGTTTACGAGAGATAATAAAAGGCCCACCGAAGTGGGCCGTGGAGTGGGGCGAGGGGGAACCCCGTAGTCAATCAGCAAGAGTGACAAGCGAATAGTATCAGATGGTGGATTTAGAAAAAAGGTTTTATTTCTCACCGGATGGTGGTAGATTAAATGTGTCGGCGGGATTGGCAGTCCCTTTAATGTCCGATTGCAAGCTAGGAAGAACCGTGGTCACAACCGACACGATTCAAACTCTAGCACAATTGCAATTCTCATTAAAGACCTTCCTGCCGATGGAAAGTGGCGCTTAACTGTGCGTCCAATCCAGATAGCAGTAATCCGTGAGCACGTTATAGGTCTGTCAGCTTGACCCGATTCACGTCCTAAACGCAGAGGCCCGAGTGGGTTGGCTAGAGTAGCGTCTAGTCAGGAAACCGAAAGGATATGAGTACCGCATCTTAGGATGTAGAGACACCAAGGCTAAGTCATCTAACGAATGATATGCCTGTCTCTTGCAAAGGGAAAAAGCTGAACTGTGTCTAAAATAAATAAAGGGAGAAAAACATGGGTGAGAGAACAGCAAAACAAATAATATTTGAGATAAATGTTTTGACCGATTTTAAAAATGACGTTAGACAAAATTTGATTGGGTTAGACGAGCTGAAAATTAATGTTAATTCAAGCTGGAATTTGAGGGGACATTTACATACAACATTAGGTGCTTTGGCATTGCTTCATGAGGCGATAGATCTTGAAATAAGAACTTGCAAATCTGAACTAGATTTTGAGTTTATGTCAGATGAAAATTTTGAAGATTCCTAGATATATGACTACATGTTAAAGGCAAGGGGAATGTTATGGAGCTAAGAGATCATCAGGTGAGGGCGATTGAGATGTGCAGGGACTCAATCAGAAAGGGTAATAAGAGGATAATGTTAGCGGCACCATGTTCATTCGGCAAGACAAGGGTAGCAGTAGAGATGCTGGCTAGTGCTGCCAAGAAGGGTAAAGAGGGTATCTTTATCTGCGACCGAATCAAACTGGTACAGCAAGCAATAGAAGAATTTGACAAGCATGGGATCGAGGCTGGTGTCATCCAAGGCTGGGATCATCCACGCTCCAACTGGCATTCGCCAATACAGATAGCATCGATACAGACACTAGCAAGACGCAAGCGGTGGCCCATGTCCAGGCTAATCATTGTCGATGAAGCCCACGTCCACTACAAAACAACTACTACTTTAATGGAAAAGTATTCTGCCGTACCCGTGATAGGTCTATCGGCAACGCCATTCAGCAAGGGATTGGGCAATCACTATGATGACCTGATCGTTCCTATCACAGCAAACCAGCTAACCGATAAAGGATACCTAGCACCAGCTAAATACTACGGCGGCACCAAGCCTAACCTGAAGGGAATCAAATCAAGAAGGCTGAACACTGGCGCATCTGACTTTGATCCGACACAACTATCTGCTCGCATCGAGAAAGATATGAATCTAGTCGGTGACATTATAGAAAACTGGCTAAAATATGGCGAGGATTCACAAACCATAGCCTTCTCACCGTCGATCAATCACAGCAAAACAATGGTCAGACTGTTCAATGCTGCGGGGATTAGTGCCGAGCATATCGATGGGTACATGGATGATGCCGAAAGACAGATCCTTTACCGCGAGCATGACGAGGGTAAGTTCAAGATCCTGTCATGCAGTCGCTTGCTGAATACTGGATACGATGCGCCAAGTGTACGGTGTCTGATTGACGCATTCCCAACCAAATCACTAGCTAGTTATGTGCAGCGTATCGGCAGAGTGCTACGCATTCACGAAAACAAGCCTCATGCAATCATCTTAGACCATGCTGGAAATGTAGCGAGACATGGGTTTGCCGAGGATATCGTGCCCGATTGCTTACATGATGGTGAGAAAGAATACAACGAGAGGGAACAGACCAAGGACAAGAAAGAACCCAAGACTATGGACTGCCCACAATGCTACCAGACCATGATGGTGCCTCGATGTGCGTGTGGGTACGAGGTTCCTAAGGCTGAGTTGCTGAAGACAGACAAGCAAATCTTGAAAGAGATTAAGAAGTCGCCAGAAGACAAGGGCCGTTGGTTATACGAGTTACAGTTCTATGCAGCGCAGAAAGGGTACAAACCTGGGTGGGCAAGCTGGGCCTACCGTAGCAAGTTCGGGGTATGGCCTAGAGTAAGGCCAATGCCAAGCAGGGAGCGGATGCCAGAAGTGCAAAGCTATGTGAAACATTTACAAATCAAGAGGGCTAAAGATGCTACAAGAGATTTTAGAAAGGCTGGATAAGGTAAGAAAGTTTGGTGATAGGTACAGGGCTATCTGTCCAGTGCATGATGGCAATAATCCAACGGCACTATCACTGAAGGAGGATCAAGGCAAGGTGCTAATCCACTGCCATGTGTGTGGGGCGAAGGGTAGCGAGGTAGTACAAGCCATAGGTCTGACGGATGCAACATTGTTCAACGACGTACCACAAAAGATGGGCGGAAAAAGTTACTTTTCTAGGGATCAAAAGGATCAGGCATTGGAGGATGCTTTCTTTATAGAGATATATGAGAATGAGGTGAGCAAGGGACACCAGCCTAGTCGAGAAGAATACCGACGATACAGGTTAAGTCAGCAACGGGTGAAAATATTAGGGGCAGCATGAACGATTTAGTATTCAGAACAGCAAGGAAAGAGGATGACATTGAATCCAAGTGTAAAAAAATTATAGAGGAGTTATTAGATAGCGACTGGTTCTATGATCTGGTAGCACAGAAGGTGGCAGACAATCGGCATACAAAAGTAGAAGACAGAATAAAAAATATCATGAGGGTGATCGATGAAAACACTAAGTAAAGAGAGACTAGCAACCGATTGTGTAGAGATGACAATCGACAATCGTGAAGGGCTGGATAACATGATGAAGATGTTAGGCCAGATTGAGTTAGAGTATCCCATCTCCGTACAGATCCAGAAGAAAGGCAAGCGCCGCACCAATACACAGAACAACACCGCTAATAAGTGGTATCGAGACTGTGAAAAGCAGGGCGACATGAAGGCGTGGGAGTATCGTGCCTATTGTAAATTACATTTTGGTATACCAATCCTGCGACGTGACAGTGAGAAGTTTAAGGCAGTGTATGATAGCAGGGTCAAACCGTACAGCTATGAACAGAAGTTGTCCTTTATGGTAGAGCCATTCGATTTTGAGGTAACATCCCTAATGAATATCAAGCAGCATAGCGAGTTCTTAGATATGGTTGAACGACACTTGAGGGAGCAAGGTTTCGAGTTGACCGAGGTTAGAAGGTGACATGGCCAAGAAATGTAGGATCTGCGGGGAAAGGTTTACGCCGCAATTTACATCATTTCAGAAGACGTGTAATGCGACTGAATGCCTTGTCGCGTTTGGCAAGAAAGAAAGAGTTAGAATTCAGAAGTCAGAAGTCAGAGAAGCCAAGCGAGACAGATCCTACTGGATGAGGCGGTGTCAAACCGAGTTCAATAAGTACATTAGGAACAGAGATAAGAAAGATCCATGTATATCATGCGGTCGCCATCACACTGGCCAGTACCATGCTGGTCATTACAAGACAGTAGGCGGTCATCCTGCTCTACGATTTGAAGAAGATAATTGTCACAAACAATGCTCAGTTTGCAATAACTATAAGTCTGGTAATTTATCAGAATATCGGTCAAACTTATTGAAAAAGATAGGGTTAGAGCGGGTTGAGTGGCTCGAAGGGCCGCATGATCCTGTGAAATATACGATAGAGGATCTGCAAGAGATGCTTGTCAAGTACCAATCGTTGAATAAGAAATGGGCGACGTCTCGATCCTAGATAGGAATGCCGAGCAAGTCCGTGATGTTCTGCGCGGTCTGCTTGAGCAAGTTGAAGCTGGCGATATATGCGGTGCTGTAATAGTCACCGAGCACCAAGAATTCTTCGATTTGCAAATGCCTGGCACCTTCTCATCTGACCCTGAATCAATCGCCTCAGTCATTGGTCGCCTGTACATGGCTGCTAATATATTCTGCTCGCTACCGGATAGTGAAGATGAATCCTAGAAGCACCGAGCATCATTTGCAGTTTTGCACCACTGACCATCAGCGACAAGTCATTGAGATGCACATAACTGGTATGCCGCAAAAAGACATAGCAGAAAAACTTGGCAGGCATCCGAAAAGAATTAGCGCCTGCATTGTAGCAGTACATCGGAAAGCTGCATTGGCAGGGATGGCACCAGATTACAATCTGAATCGCCAGACAGCACCAGGATTTACCACCAAGCGAGTCTCTACTGCCTATAACATGGACAATGAGATCGTTCTACAGTGGCACATACAAGAGCCAGAAAAGCAAAAGCTAGAGGAGTTAATCGCAGAATTTGTGGAGGGTTTCAAAGATGAAGTCACCGGATTACATGCCCCCACAGACCCGCCTGCAAGCACTGATGACGATCTTATGGCTGCTTACATTGTTGGGGATCATCATCTTGGGATGCTTGCTCATCACTCTGAAACGATGGGCGATGACTATGATGTCAAGATTAGCCAAACTGTTTTAGAAAATGCTATTGATCGTCTAGTCTCATCGTGCCCCGCCTGTGAAGTTGGAGTGCTGGTTAATCTAGGCGACTTCATGCACATCAATGACAGCACCAGCTCAACGCCTAACTCAAAACATTTATTAGACTCGGACGGAAGATATTCAAAGACCATTCGCGCTGCCAGCAACGTCATAAAACGTACCGTTTTGCGTATGCTTCAGAAACACAATCAGGTTTGGCTTGTAAATGTCCGAGGCAACCATGATCCAGATGCGGCCTTATGGCTAAACGAGGTCATGCGTCTGTACTTCGAGGATGATCCACGGGTCAAAGTGTTTGACAATGCAAGCAAGTTTATCTGGTGGCAATGGGGCAAGAATCTAGTCGTGACCCATCACGGTGATCGGATTAAAATGTCTAATTTGCATGGGTCAATCGTCAGTAATTTGAGGCAAGAATGGGGAGAGAGCGACCACACCTTTGTATGGACAGGCCACATACATCACAAGAATCAAGAGGAATATGGCGGCGCATTGTTCGAGTCTTGGAACATCCTAGCACCCGCCGATGCTTGGCACAGTGGGGCAGGCTATGCCAGTTCTCGCAGTATGACCTGCGTAATCCTCCACAAATTGTTCGGGGAACAGGGCAGATTGAAGGCAAACATTCAGGAGTTGGTATGACAGCGTTGGATAGACAGGTAGCAGGCAACCATTACAAAACCATGATGATTCAGCCATTGGAGTATGCACTGGCGAACGACTTGGGAATCTGTGAACATGCGGTGGTCAAGTACATTAGTCGGTGGCGTGATAAAGGTGGCGTTGAAGATTTGCGGAAGGCAGCGCACTACATCGAAATCTTGATTGAAAGGGAAACGGCTCCAAAGGATAACCCTAAGAAGCCGTCTTGGTAGTCACATAAGCATTGCGCCTATGATGTAGCCCAAACAAAAGGCAATTATCATCGCCCCGCCTGTGTATCTAGGAACCAAAAGTTTATCTTTCCACATGGCACATCTCCTGTTGTAGTTGATCCAGTATCCTCAGCACATCGAATATCTGTTGCCTGTCCCATGAGTCTAGGCGGTCGTGATCGTAATATTCCTTGATCTTGACCAGCGTTAGCCATGCTTGGAGTATCTCGTTTCTACTTGGTCTCATGCTGAAACCTCGCATCTGTCCCTGTGTGCCATTTCCTCATAGTAGGTTCGCCCGTCGTGTTGCTCCTGAGTTAATACCCAATAGAAAACATTGACGTGATCTTGGCTGGGCCCGTACAGGTACGCGCAACAATCGCAGTCGGTGTCGTAGATCGCCACAGACCAAAGGCGGGATCTGTCTACGTTGTCGGGAATCTCGCTTGCTAACTCATAGCGTTCGATTTCTTCGTATGGGAATTCCATTATTTACCCTCGCAGTTTGGTTGCACGTTGTCATAGTCTGGATGGTAGCCAGCGCACACGTTCTTGACGTACTGGTTGAACGTTTCGACCTCGTGGTTGTAGTCCTCGGATGAGATCCAGAGCAAGGCCGCGACAACTGCCACGGCTATGCTGATTTTTGTTAATCGGTTCATGCTATAATGCCCTCAAGTTTTAGTGAATGATCTACCAGTTTGTCATCTAATCGGCCAAACTCTTTGATCGTTAGAAATCCAGCGTTATATAACTGGGTAAGCAATACCTCGACTTTATCCAGTTGTTCAAGGGTTTGGGTGGCCTTGATCTTGCCTAATGCGTATTGGTAGTTGGTCATAATATAATCCCCTTGATTGATTGGTTTAAGCTGCGTCCTCGTCTCGATAGTCAGTCCAGAAGTCCATAGCAATCTCGCGCCAGTTGACCTCTGCCAATGCTGAAGTCAAAAGGTCATTTTGAAGGGTGCCACCATCTTGGAAGGTTAGGGTTTGCTCTACGATCTCGCGGATCATAAGCTCAAGCGAGAAGGCATCTGATGCTGCATAGGCTGCGTCACGGGTTGCAAAGTACAAGCCTTCGTCATTAGCGAGCCAAAGGTTTACGGTTCTAGTCATGTCCATGTGTGTAACTCCTTGCTGTTTGGGTTTCGGCCTTATGGCCTCGTCAGTACCAGTCCCTAACTGGTAGACCCGAAGGCGGTTGTTAAGCCGCCCGTTCTGCTCTATCCATATCCGCAACCCGAATTTTAAGCTCTTTGATTTTGTCTTCTGTAAACCAGAAAAACCTGTCTGCCTCGATGCCGAACTCATCGAACAATGCGCGAACTGCCAAGCCTTCTTTCAATGAACAACGCCAATAGTTTTCGCCGCCATCTCCTTTGATCATATCTTTGCAGAAGTTGTACAAGCTAGCTTCTGATAAAAGTTCGCTGATTCGCTTTGCTGCTTTCTTGCTAATTGTTGCCATGTGTGTATTTCCTTGCTGATTAAGTTATAATGAATGTCACTGGTTACAGACGATCGCATGTATCAAAATCAATGTAAAACATTTTTATATATCGTGTTAGAATAAGCATATTCCTGAATAGCATATATCGGTAAAAATAGGGTGAAACGTGCCAGACCATCGAAATAAACTAGATAAAGAAACCGTGAACCGTCACTTTCCAGAATGGGATCATGGCGGGAAAGGTAGCCATGCTAGGCGGTACAATTCGGCCTCAAATGCGGCCTATCAGTCCAACTATGATCGGATATTCCGTAAGGATAAGAGCAAATGACTAGTAAGGGAATGCACACCAAAACCCGCAATAGATTAGCTAGACAGGATGCTCTAAGGGAGTACATGCAAGAAAGGGGATCAGTTCAATATCTATTTGATATTATAGAAAAGATTGAAAAATTAGATCCTAATTCTGAGACGTTTCAGCAAGATTTAGCGAAGTATTCAAAGGTGGTAGATGTAAGGCATAAAATGCTCGGTAAGTATCTGCCTGAGCTGAAGGCCACAGAAATCACTGGTGAAGGTGGCGGGGAGTTATCAATAACGGTCTCAGACTTCAAGAATGCCTGAGATATCCATTCCCTACCAGTGGGAACCTAGACCGCATCAAATAGACTTTTTCAGGGCTATGGATAGCGGAGTAAAAAGGGCCGTTTGTGTCTGGCA